ATCTAACCCCTGTTGACCAGGAGAGCATAGATCGCGGTGATGGCAAGTACGCTATCGAGTTCACCGAAGCCTTTGGGTCTATCGGTAAAGACGGCGTTGCAGGTAGAGCCGGTCAAGCCCTAAGACTTAGACCCTGGCAACAAGAGCTAATCAAACTTGTCTATGCCAAAGACCCCGATGATGGCCTCAAGTTTAGGACTGCCCTAATCGGGATGCCTCGAAAGAACGGCAAGTCTGCCCTGAGCTCCGCTGCCTTTGGTCTTTATTCTTTGATTGCAGAAGGCATCGAGGGTGGCGAGGTTTACTCAGTTGCAGCAGAAAAGGAACAGGCAAGAATCGTATTCGGTGAAGCCAAGAGGATGGTTGAGCAGTCCGAGCTGTCAGAGCTTTGCACCTTGTATCGCGATGCAATCTTTGTGCCCTCAACCAATAGCGTTTATCGAGTTGTTTCTGCTGAGGCTTATTCCAAGGAAGGTCTAAACCCTAGCCGAGTAATCATGGATGAGCTCCACGCTCACAAGGACCGAACCCTGTTCGATGTATTCCAGCTCGCGATGGGAAACCGAGGCAAGCTTGGCCAGCTAATCGCCATCACGACAGCAGGTCAAAAGACCGACATGACCGGACAAGACTCAATCGCTTACAACTTATTCCAATACGGCAAGCGAGTTGCCAGCGGTGAAGTAGTTGATCCTGCTTTCTTTATGGCTTGGTGGGCAGCACAAGATGAGGCAGATCATCACGACCCCGAGGTCTGGAAGTCTGCCAACCCTGGGTACGATGACTTAGTTTCTGCCGATGACTTTGCCTCAGCAGTTAGGCGAACACCAGAGCCAGAGTTTAGAACCAAGAGATTGAACCAATGGGTCAGCTCGATGAACGCTTGGTTGCCTAACGGCACCTGGCAACCCTTGTCTGAAGAGCGTGAATTGCTACCTGATGAAGAGATAATCATTGGCTTTGACGGCTCATTCAATGGTGACTGCACAGCTTTAGTCGGCTGCACTATCCCTAAAGAGGATGAAAAGCCTTACCTGTTTATGATTCACACATGGGAAAAGCAACCCGAGGACACCGATGATTGGCGTGTAAACACCCAAGAAGTCGAAGATAAAATCATCCAATTCTGCTCAACTCACACTGTAAAAGAGATTGCTTGTGACCCTTATCGCTGGCAGAGATCTATGGATGCGATGCTTGAGATGGGCTTGCCTGTTATCGAGTTCCCCTCAACCAGCCCAAGCAGAATGGTGAGTGCTTGCCAGAAGTTCTATACCTCGGTGACCGAGCAGACCATGATCCACGATGGCAACCCACTACTCGAGCGACACCTGACTAACTCGGTTGTCAAGATTGACCGCTTAGGACCAAGAATTGTAAAAGAGCACCGAGGCTCACCTCGAAAGATTGACGCAGCAGTCGCAGCGGTCATCGCCTTTGATAGGGCAACAGTTGGTAGAGTAGAGGCTGAACAACTTGTCCCACAATTCTTTATCTAAGGCGGTCATGGGAACCTCATTACAAATAGCAGGTGCAGTAGCAGTCACCGCTGGCGTGGCCCTAATCTTTGTACCAGCCGGACTCATCATTGGTGGCGTATTCCTGGTCTTGTTTGGCCTTGCTGCCGAAAGGAAATAACTAAGTGCTAAACAATCTATTCGAGCAGCGTGGCATCAGCTTCCAGACAGTTTGGGGTGCCGGCAATGACCTCGATGTAATGAATCAGTCGGGCACAATCGTAAACAATGAAACTGTATTCAAGGTCAACGCAATCTTCTCAGCGGTCAGTCTTATCTCTGACACAATCTCAACCTTGCCAGTTGACTCTTACATTCGCAGAGATGGTGCTCGCTTTGCCTTTAGACCTAGACCAGCTTGGGTACAGCAACCAGACATTGACACTACCAAGGAAGCCTTTTATGGCTCGCTGATTGTTTCTATGTTGCTTGATGGCAACGGCTTTGTAAGAACTTTCAAGGATCGCCAAGGTCGCGTTGTAAACATGACAGTGCTAAACCCAGCCAAGGTAGAGATTCGCAAGGACAAGATTGGCTCAGTTATCTACACCTACGAGGGTGAAGGCAAGCCACTTACTAAAGATGAGATCATCCACATCCCTGACCTAGTTCGCCCAGGTGAGATTCGCGGTATCTCTCGCGTGACTGCACTCAAGGATAACTTTGGACTTGCTATCGCACTAGAGTCCTACGCTGCAAGATTCTTTGGTCAAGGTGCAAGCACCAACGGCATCATCGAGTTCCCTGGCAACCTAACACCAGAACAAGCTAAGAACCTTGTTGACGGCTTCGATGCAAGACACAAAGGATTCAGAAAAGCCCACAAGACTGGAGTGCTATCGGGTGGAGCTAAGTTTGTCCAGACCACAGTAGAAAACGATAAGGCACAATTCCTAGACTCTCGCAGGATGGCAGTTGAGGATGTAGCCAGAGCGTTCAACATCCCACCACACCTACTAGGACTACCAGGCACAAACACTTACTCAAGCGTTGAGCAAAACAACATCGCCTTTGTGACTCACACACTTCGCCCAATCGTGCAGAAGCTAGAGTCAGCGTTCACACCTTTGATGGCAGCAGAGCCAGGTGGAGCCACAGCCTTTATCAAGTTCACACTCGATGGCCTACTTCGCGGAGATGCTGCAACACGCTTCTCGGCTTACTCAACAGGTCTGCAAGCTGGATACCTAACCATCAACGACATTCGCAGACTTGAGGATCTACCACCGGTTGCAGGTGGCGAGATTATTCGAGTGCCACTCGCCAATGTGAACATTGACGCAGCCGAGCTAGTCGCAACAGACAAGCGAGTCGGCATGGCTCAGAAGCTAGTCAACTCAGGATTCGACCCTGCCGATGTGCTATCGGTTATGGGCTTGCCAGCAATCGAACACACCGGAGTCCCAACAGTCCAGCTCCAAGGTGTTGCTCAAATCAACCCAGCCGATCCTGAGAGTGTTTACGGAGTAGAGTAATGCAAGCCCCAGCAACCTTAGACCTAACGATGTACCAAGGTGCATCTTTTGATTACCAGCTAACCTGGAACACAACCGAGGGCACAGTGACCTCGCCTGTCAACTTGACTAACTGGTCAGCTCGTATGCAGATCAGGGCAACCTACCAATCCTCAACAGCAGTTCTATCCTTTACTTCTGGCACAGGCATAACGCTAGGGGGTACCACTGGTTCTATCTTGATTGAGGCAACCCCAGTCCAAACAGCAGGAGTTGCTTCGGGTCAGTATGTCTATGACCTCGAACTGGTATCTCCTGCAAGTGCTGTGACTAGGTTGGTGAATGGGTCAGTCTTTGTTGATCCAGAGGTCACTCGTTGAGCATCGTTGTCACTAGCAGCACAGCCGTTATAGATGTCACATCGCCTAATACGGCCACAATCATTACTAGCGGAAGTGCAACCGCTCGTATTGACATTAGCCAGCAGACTTACGCAACCAACCTTGTCGGTGTCGAATACATCTCCGAGCCAGCTTGGATTCAGTTTGACACCAATGCAGTGCCAAGTATTTTGTCAGGTCGCTTGGGTTGGAATAACACTGACAGTACCCTTGACTTAGGCATGAACGCCAATGTCACTCAGCAGATTGGCATGGAGCAGTATGTCTACGCAAAATCGGCAACTAACTCAGGCATTGCAGAGGGTTATGTTTACTACATCTCTGGGGCAAGTGGTGGAAACAAGCTAGTCCAACTAGCACAATCAAATACCTCAAGTACATCAAAGGCCACTATTGGCATTGCAACTGAGTCAACAAGTGGTGGGGCCAAAGCCTTTATCACTACCTTTGGTTTAGTTAGAGGATTGCCAAACAATCTCTTTACTAACATCAACGAGGGTGACACGCTTTATCTATCGGCTACTACACCTGGCAGGTTTACCAATGTTGCACCCGAGGCACCCAATCACCGAATAAGGGTTGGGTATTGCATAAGGAAGCAATCAAACAACAACGAGATTTTTGTCAGTGTCCAGCTAGGTCTGGATGTAGATGAGCTTTGTGATGTCAAAATAACTGACCCTAGCGATGGTCAATCACTTGTTTGGGACGCAACACAGAGCATCTGGGTAAATGAAACTGTGCTAGGCCAGCCAACTGTTTTATCGGTGGGAACTGTTAGCAGTGGAACAGCAGCAGCTGTCACTGTCACAGGAACTGCCCCATCACAATCTCTAAACTTTGTTTTGCCCAAGGGTGACAAAGGTGATACTGGTGCCACAGGTGCTACCGGAGCAACTGGACCTACTGGACCCCAAGGTGTAAAGGGTGACACAGGTGACACAGGACCAACAGGATCTACAGGACCAAAGGGCGATACAGGTAATACCGGACCGACTGGCTCAACTGGACCGGCTGGTGCAACTGGCCCTGCTGGGGCTAAAGGCGATACTGGCGACACTGGGCCTCAAGGTCCTACCGGCTCGACTGGTCCGGCTGGCTCAACTGGTCCGGCTGGGGCTACTGGTGCTACTGGGCCACAAGGTCCAAAGGGTGATACCGGAGATACAGGACCAGCAGGAGCAACAGGAGCAACCGGAGCTACAGGTGCTACAGGACCATCGGGAGTAATTGCTGCAACAGCACCACTTGCCTATGACTCTGGCACTCAAACTGTTTCTCTATCATCAACAACCATCACAATAAACGGAACCGCTGTCGCGCTCGGTGGGACCATAACAGTAAATGCGAGGCTTGCCTAATGCCCTACTTCATCTCAGACCAGACCGATTGCCCTGAGTGGGCAGTAGTCAAAGAGGATGGCGTTGTCATCACTTGCCAGCCAACCAAACAAGATGCCATAGATCAGATGGTTGCTTTGTCAATCGCTGAGGAGATTGAACCAGGTGGCGAGCTTAGGGCAGAGCCAGATGAGCTTAGTGTTGGTGACTTTGTCAGATGGGGCTCAGGTGACAATGTTGCCCAAGGTCGCATCACCCGAATTGTAAGAGATGGCGAGATAAATGTGCCTGACTCGAGCTTTACAATCACCGGCACAGCAGATGACCCTGCTGCACTTATCAGGATCTATCGCGAAGGCGAGGATGGCTGGAACCCAACCGATGTGCTAGTCGGTCACAAGTTCTCTACCCTAAACAAGATTGCAGAACTAAGAGCAACAAGAGAACTGCCTGACAACTACAGACCAGCCCTAGCCGAGGATGTGCCAGAGGGCAGAGCTTGTGGCAACTGCTTCTTCTTCAATGAGGAAAGAATCAACGAAGCTGGCGATAAAGCTTGGTGTGAGCGTTGGGATGACTTTGTTGATGGTGGCTTCTACTGCAACGCTTGGGAACCAGACGCAGATAACGATGACGATGACAACATGGGTGAGATTCGGGCTATAAACCAAGATGCCCCTGCTTACATGAGAGCAGCAGCTCGCCGAGGTCTTGAGTATTACGAGCAAGGTCTAGCTGGCGATGGTGTCACACCTGGCACTATCCGCGAGGCTAGAGCTATGGCAGAAGGCACAGTCAGCGATGACAAGTGGATAAGGATTGCTGCTTGGATTGCTCGACACCTTGTAGATCTAGACAGCCCAGATGCCAACCCCAACTCAGACAACTACCCATCAGCCGGTGTTGTTGCTCACTTGCTTTGGGGATCAGGTCCATCTAAGCGAGCTGCACAGAGGACCAAAGACTACGCTGATTCGGTTGTTGCTAGAATCAGAGCAGAGGAAACTACCAGGATGACTAATAAAAACAAGTGGCTAGATGTCGCGAGAGCGATTGCCCTAAAGATTGACGGCCCACAGGCTAAACAGCCAGAGGTCAGAACTAACAGCGTTGACTTCGAGGTCAGGGCTGAGGGCGATGGTATGAGCTTCACCGGCTACGCCTCGGTATTCAATTCCCCTTCTGAGGATCTAGGTGGCTTCATCGAGTATGTTGCCCCAGGTGCTTTTAGGCGTTCCCTACAATCTCGCAACGAGGTAAAGCTTCTCTGGAACCATGACGCAGGTGAACCACTTGCATCACTTCGCGGTGGCACCATGCAACTTGTCGAGGATGACCGAGGCCTAAAGGTCACAGCACAACTTCCCAACACAACCCGAGGCAGAGATGTTGCCGAGCTACTTAGGACTAAAGTTATAGACTCCATGAGCTTTGGCTTCAATGTCATCAAGGACTCATGGTCAGCAGATGGGAAAACAAGAACCTTGGAATCAGTCAGACTTTTTGAGGCCTCGATTGTTAGTTTCGCTGCGTATCCGGCTACGACTGCAACTGTTAGATCTACTGACCAGGCGATTGACCCAGACAGACTTGCCGATGCACTGCTAAGGCTAGAGTCCGGTGAGGAACTAGACGAGCCAAGTGCAACCTTGATTACCGAGGTAGTGAACAAGCTAAAAGCTAATCCAGGTGTTGAGGAAGTTATTGACAACAGCCTTGACTTGCTAGACCTAAAGAAAAAACAGTTTGACCTTCTAATGAAAAGGATCTAAACATGGCAACTCAAGATGAAATCAAGTTCGCTATACTAAAGGCTGCCGGCAACCCTTCCGCCGGTGCTGTTGCTGAGATAGCAGATGAGCTTGCAAAAGCAGTCTGGGAACTTGACAACAAGAACTCAAATAACCCAGCCAAAGAAGCAAGGGTTATTGACGCAAAAGAAACTCGCTAACAAGTTTCTTTCCCCAGCTCAGCCCCCTTCCTGAGCTGGGGTTTTTTTATGCCTATAAACTTGTGATTAGCAGTTGAGTGTAAGCACCGCTGTGTCTGTTGAGTGTCAGCACCGCAGGAAACCCTAATCAACTAACTAACAGGAGAAT